CGCAGCTGCAGGAGCGGCCGCAGGAACTGCCATTCTTCCGGGGATTGGCACTGTCATCGGTGCTGGAGTTGGTGCATTAGGTGGCGAAAAACTTGGTAGAACTCTGGGCAAGCAGATTCAAAAAGGATTGTTTGGAACTAAATTAAAAGTGCCTAAAATTAGTATGAAAAAGGCTCATGATCAATTATTAAAAGAATCCAAATCGTATTATTCTAAAAAACAAAAACAAGCTTTAGATGACTTGAAAACTCTAAAAAAGAATGGCGCTATTTCTGAGAAAGAATATCAAAAAGAAGCAAAAGCCATTAAATCATCTGGTGAAAAGGCTAATTCTTACGATAAGAAAAATAAAAAAGATCAAACAGCCATTGCTAAGTATTATGCTCAGGAAAAGCAGAAATTAACCAAAAAATGGAATAGTAAAATTGAACAAGACGAGAAGCTTTATGGTAAGCATTCAACTCAAGTTCAAAAGGATATTAATGATAAGAAAAAAGCCATTGATAAACAGCGTCTCAAGTTTGCTACAAAAGTAACCGGTGATGAAGCAAGGTTACACACTACTTTGGCCGGTAAAATCAAACTAGCCGATGCAAAAATGTTAAAGGATGACGAAAGACTAACTGACAAGAGGAAAAAATTAAGTCGCAGTCAGGTTAAAGAAATCGTAAAAAATGCTGATAAAGAATACGATTCAGTCAAAAGTGCAGCCGATAAAAAATATAAAAGCGTAGTTAGCAAAGCTGACAAACAGCGTGATGAAACTATCAAGGCAGCAAAACGTGAATACTCTGGTAACTCAAAGTGGGCAAAAGATAAACGTAAAGCAGTTATTGATGACGCTAACAGGCAACATGATCTTGTAGTTAATCGAGCGGAAAAGCAAAAGGATGAAGCAATCCATCATGCAAAAATTGAAAAAGATCGAGTTTCAAAACATGCAGATGATCGTTACAAAAACGTGTCTAAATCTGCTGATAATGAATATGAAGCTCAAAAAAAGGGTAATAAAAAGAAGAAAGACAATAATAGTGGTTTCTTTAGCACAGTTGGCAAATGGTGGAATACATTCACAGGTGGAATTAACAGCCTGTTAAAAGTATTTGGCGATAGTAAGTTTAAAGCCCCTGTAATGCCGGTGCAATATGCTACTGGTACTGGGTTCTTTTCTGGAGCTAGACGACCAATTACTAAACCAACTCCAGTTATGATGAATGATGGTTTTGATTCGCCAGAGACTGGTAACCGAGAAGTCGGTGTTTTACCTAATGGTGAATTATTTAGTCCTCAAGAACGTAACTGGACTGGGATAGTTCCCGCAGGTACTGAAATTTTAAACGCTACCGAAAGCAAGATGCTTTTTGGTGGAGGATTAAAACATTTTGCAAGTGGTACTGGTTGGTTGTCAGGTATTGGAAACTTTGTTGGCGGTGTAGTTAAGGGTGCTGAAAATGTCTACAAATCGATAAAAAAGAAGTTTGAACTAGCTAAAAATATTATTAGTAATCCTGGTAAAGCACTGGATAAATTGATTGGCAAACCTAAAAAACAGAAAAACTCATTTTTTGATAGGGTAAGCAGTGATATATTCAAGCCTGTTAAGAAGCAAGCCAGCGATTGGTGGTCAGCGCTATGGAATAAAATTAGCGGTGCAATGGATGATGAAGGCGGATTTGGTGGCGTCTGGGCAAAGAGTCCGGGGCATGGTTGGGAAGTAACATCAGGATTTGGTAATCGTGGGGCTGTATCAGGCGGTTATTCCGCACATGATGGTGTTGATTATTCTGGTGCAAAAACTGTTCATGCAATGCATGGCGGTACCGTATCATATGTAGGAGGCCCACCATCTGGTTGGGGCGGTGCAAATGGTATTGGACAAAATGTAGTAATTAAAGCTGATGACGCTAGTGTTATTTATCAAGAATTAAATGGTAAATATGGATCTGGCGCAGATATCTTAGTCAAAAAAGGTGATAAAGTTTCGACTGGTCAAGCGATTGCTAGACTTGGTCCGAGTGGAACTCATGTTCACGTTGGTGTTTCTAAAGGAAATCCATTTGGTCATTCCGGAACAACTACTAAGGGTTGGTACGATATTCGCAAGATGAAAGCTTCCAAATCTGATGAGAAGCAACAAGATAAATCTAAAGACACTGGCCTAAGTGGTTTTATCGAAAAGCAATTCGGTAAAAGCTTTTTTAGTGGAATTGCGAAGATGTTTGCACCATTTATTGAAGATGCTGGTGGAAGTGGAACTGGTGATCCGGGCGGGACTAGTGTTAGACGTTGGGCTTCTGATGTAAAAAAAGCATTGAAAATACTCGGCCTTTCAACTAGTGCTAGCATGGTCAATCGAGTGTTACGACAAATTAACACAGAATCTGGTGGTAATCCTAAAGCTAAACAATCCGGAGCCGATCCAGATGGTGATGGAAGTGGACCAGCCCTAGGGTTAATGCAAACTAAACGTAGGACTTTTAATAGTTATAAGTTACCCGGTCACGGCAATCTTTGGAATGGGCTCGATGACATTCTAGCTGGTTTGAACTACGCAAAGCATCGGTATGGTAGTGGGCTGAGTTTCCTTGGCAACGGACATGGCTATGCTAATGGTGGATGGGGGAGACCCGGAGAAATAAGTTTCTTTAACGAAGTACCCGGTGAACCTGAAATAGCGATTAATCCACAACGTCAATCTTCCGAACAACATATTGCCGAGGCAATGATTGCCAGAGCTAAAAACAATCCAAATGGATTTGCGGCTAAGGCTTTGGATGTTGTTACGAAAGCTAAACGTCAAGTTCAGTCAATGCAATATACACAAAGTCCAAATACCAGCGTAGCTGGAAATGTCAATATCTACATGGAAATTGATTCAAAGACCGTTGCTAAAACAACATATCCAACTACCAAATTATTACTTGGCAAAGATATCGTTATTTCAAATAATAGATAGCGAGGTGGTTAATATCAGACCAAAATTTAAAAGTACATTTCTAATTCAAAGAATGGACGGCACAACGTACGATTTAGGTAAGATAGGAATTCGAGTTCGTTCATTCGATCCTCCCAGCCCTTCTTACCAACATACATTCCAGCAAGTTGGTAAATATAACGCAGTTTTAACCGATACTAAAGTTGGTCAACTAGTAATCCCTTTTGTCTTTGATATGTATGCTAATGATAATTACGATTACGAATTGCAACGAATGCAAGTTTCAAAAATATTTGAAAGTAGTGAACCATTTTATATTATTAATTTGCGAATTCCATTCTTGAGGTGGAGAGTAGTTGCTGATGCATTTTCTGTTCAGCGATTAAATAATTATTACAAGGCGTCCAGTATTTCCGTTAGTCTTAATTGCATTGATGGATATGCTCAAACCATTGCGACAACGCTTGACGATATTAAGAATGATGGTAATAAATGGGGGCTTGGAATCGGGTTTCCTAAAAACAAAGCCGTTAAATATAAGTTTAAGAATGAAACTACATTTGAAGTATTTAACGCATCAATCATCCCCTTATTAGCTGATGATAAGCCGGTAAAGATTACGTTTAACGGAACCGTTAAGAGTGATTTAAAAATCGAAAATCAGACAACTGGTCAAACTTTTGAATTCAAAAAGCCACTTAGCAAATCAGAAACACTAATTTTAGATGGACTAATGCCAACGGTTGACAATAAAAATCGTTATGCTGATAGCAACCATGCCTATTTGGATTTTGCCACACAATTCAATCAAATTAAGATAACTGGTGCTAGTGATTTTACAATTTCTTTTGAAACTAGGTTCTATTATTAGGGGGAATTATGTTAATTATAAAAAATGTTCAAGGAACGGAGAACGCATTAAAAACGATTGATGATTTGACCCTTACGCAAACGTTGGGATCTATTGATCAACTGACTTTTAATTTTATTGATAATTCTGATAATAAAGTTGCTTCAGAACTAGTTATGCCACGCAGCATTGTTACTGTCCCTGAAAATAATCAACAATATATGATTACTACACCGACGATTACACCGTTAGGGCGATATCGCCAATATGCAGTTACCGCATTACATGTTGGACAAACATTGCATGATCAATACATCGATAAAACACTAACGAAAACTCAGTCGTTAGATGCTTGCATGAAATTTATTACGCAAGGCACTAAGTTTACTTACGAAATTCATGACAAATTTAGTAACTATGCATTCTCCGAAGAATTTGGAAATGCACGTGGTGATGATTTACTAACTACCTTGGCTAATGATTTTGGCTTTGAATATTACTTTGACAATTTTAAAATCCATATTTACAAAACTATTGGCAAAGAAAGTTCTTTTCTATTTGTTGATGGAGCTAACGTATCAAAAATTACAGATACGGAAGATTATTCTAATTTTTCAACTCACATTAAGGGGACTGGTAAAACAACCGATGACAGTGATGGTAAAAAATCAACGGCAATAACAGCTGAATATACTAGTCCCTTATCGGATAAATTTGGAATGATTGATGCTGATCCAGTATCTGATGAACGTTTTACAACATCAGCAAGTTTGCAAGATTATTTAAAAAAG